TTGGCGCTGTACCTGTAAGGTAAGCCTGTAGTTGGCAAAGGCCAAGGCCTCGTTTAGTTTTTTATCGTCCATTCATTGGTTCCAGAATTATTATATACGTTGTTATTTACCAACGCAGATAATTCACTCTAACCAATTAAACGATATGCCAAGGGTCCTTTTGTGATATTGTAGGCGTTGGAAGTGTAAGTGTTACACCATTTTCTGTAACTGTGTTTGGATGGCTCATGGTAATAGTCATATTAACATTACCGGTTACTGCACATCCAAGTCCCAAATGGTCCAATAATGTACGCAGGACCAATTTGTCATTGTCTATATTGCCAAAAAGTTTTAAACGGCTAGAGGCATAGCCGCCATAACCACCATAACCACCATAACCACCATAGCCGCCATATCCTCCATATCCTCCATATCCTCCATAGCTATCACAATGATAGCCGCCATAGCCGCCATAGCCGCCATAACCACCATAACCACCATAACCACCATAACCGCCGCCGCCACCTGAGGGGCTAGTGTACAGCAACTCTTCTGTTGATACTAATTCAGAAAAGCCTTTGCCTTGACTAATGCCGCGATTGTTTTGGCTAACTGCTTCGTTCACACTTAACTTTAGTGTGCCCATATCAACAAAAATGTTGCGCCAAATGTGATAACCTGCGGCCGAACCTTCACTCATACTAAAAGATAATCGTATATCGCCGCCTGCATTAAAGAAATGACGGGCACTATCGTATCCACCAAAATCTAATTCGATTGTATTGCTAAGTTGTGTATACCAGAAGTCTTCGGCAGTGCTGTTATAGACATAAGTGTTTAATGTGCCAATTGTTGTTAAAGCAGGATCAACTTCATTTCTAACATTTCTTGCGCCTTCTAATAGGCTCGTTGCTGTATTGTAAAATTCTGCAGTAATTCGTTCACCTCGCGATACAATAACTAATTCCTGGTCACTGCTATTTGTTCTATATGTGCTTAGATTAATACGATTAACAATTTCATTTGTGTGTTCTGCGGAGATTCTCTTGCTTCCATTGTTGCCCTTCATCACGACGTTATCTCCTCCCCAGCCCCAACGTAGATCATCTTGAGTTGCAACTTCTTCACTAGGGCCTTTGCCGGCATGTGTGTCGCCAAATAATTCATTTACAGAAGTTGTAAGTGCATTGTACCAAGATAGTGTTTGTTTTTCAGATTTAGATTTTATTGGCAATGGCTGAGGAGCAACATAGCCACATTCTATACTATTACGTTCAATAATCTCTGTATACTCATCACCAGCGCCGTCAGCATAATATCCAACCTTGTCGTAACCGGCACACTCAGTTCGTAATAACGTACCGGCTGGTAGAAATGGTGTTATCACGAAAATAGTGTCATCGGGACCAATATTTGGTGTTCCAACTTCAGCAACTGCGCCGCCGGCAACACCAGATAAAGTACTTCCATTAAGATTAAGAGCGTTGGCAGGAAAGCTTATGCCATCATAATCTATTTGGCCAGCTTGAATAGTGTAGCTAAACACTAGTTTATTAGTACCACTGCCCGAAACATACACAGCCTGTACTGTTGCATTGCCAATAAGCACTGAAAGAGTAGGCACCCCACTGACCACTGTGGGTTCGCTCATTGTAACTGTTACAGTGATTACTGAGCCTACGGTAAGTATACTCATTGTGTGCCTCCTGATGTTACGTTTGTAATTGCAATATCAACAACTATTGGTGCCACTGGTGGCGCGGCTGGTGCTGTGGTTTTATCCATGAAACCATATAAGTCAACTTGATCTGATACTGATGAAATTAGAACAAACAGTTCATCTATTACTTCGTTGAGTTTAACTTCTACTTCGGCTAATTCACTTTCTGGCATATAAACGCCAAACATGTCACCTTCGTAAGGCCAATTAAACGACCACTCTCTAATATTATCACGAATCAATCTAATAGAATCACTAACTGAAGCAGAGACTTGAGATTTTTTAATTTGAAACTGTGCCTGAGCACTTGCAGTACTTGCTCGCGAATACAATTTGTCGTTGTCTGTGATTATAAGAGCATTGCTGGAAGATACTAATTTACCATCAGGCAAGGCCAGCATTGCCACGGTGCTTCCTACATAATTATCAACCAACTCATTGATATCATCAATGGTGGCAACAAGTAAATTGTCTATTAGATAATCTATTAGAGCAGTTCTGTTAGCACCAATAAAGCCATAACCCACAGATACTATGTAGTCAGGTATGGCATCAATTTTGGCCAGAAGCTGTGTATTTGCAATATGGATGGCTTTGGCGGCATCGGAAATTTTAAGATTGTCAGCTGTGATATCTCCAATCCAGCCTACAAATTGACCGCTTAGAACAAAACTGGTAAAATCACCGTCTCTTGCTTCATTGTAATTTATTTCTGTAATGCCAGTGCCTGGAACATATCCGCATTGTGCGCTGTTGGGTGTATCTACATTGTAGGTCAGATGTGCGGGTCCGCCAACTGCTCTAACCTCACGATGCATATATGTACCCGGCACACATCCTTCACTGATCAGCTGGTCCGCTGGTAAGTTTGGACCGGTTGTGAGATAGAATGTTGCTGTAATTGCTCTGTCTTGATTCATTTTTACTGTAATAGATGTTGACATAGGATCTACAACTACTGTATTCAAGTCACCGAGCCAACCACCCCAGGCTGAATCGGCAGCGTTTGGTGTTGCTGTGAGAGTAACAGAAGTTTCTGATGTATAATCAAAATAAGTTCCCACTTGGTTAACATTGAAGCTGACGCCTACAGGATCGCTTGTTACTTGTCCATTACCATCGCCACCATCGCGACGAACTGTTAATCTATATTTCACTGGTGGCGGCAAATCAATTCTTGACGCAGTTCCTGTGCCTGTACCAGGGCCTGTTGCTGTAAATGTTGTGCCAATGGTATTGTTAGTGGCTCCAATTGATGTGTAATCTGTTGTGCCAACAGAAGCAATGATATAACTTTCACCCACTTTAAATGAGCCAGCAACTATTTTAACTGGACCTTGTCCTGTGGTATTCATATAAGCAATACGATTAGGTGCGCCATGCAAGGCCAGTCTTGCTGAATAGTTTGCCGAGCCTGGAATTGCATCACCTGCGCCCACTTTTGTCACAGGATCAAACGCAGTGGCTATCCTTAATTTTTTTGAGTTGTCAAATATTTGATCTTTGATTGAGTTGGCAACCACCCATGCTTTCATTGTTTCAGTGTTTGTTTTTGCCTTGATGTTGGGTAAAGGTTGTTGTTCAAGGCGCAATGCAATCATGCCAGCAACTTGTGGCGCGGCAAATGAAGTGCCCGAATACAAATCCTGGAAGGCATTTGATTCGCCATGCTGGTATTGTTGCTTAGACTCTGAATCCGAATTGTTACTTGTAGCGGCTAGAATATTTGCGCCTGCGGCCCAAACGTCAATTCTTGGACCCCTGTTGGAATAATCCCAAATACGGTCACCCCTTGGTACATCTTTACCTTCATCATATTTTGGTCCTGTTGTGTCATGTTGCGCCAGTGCACCAACAACAATTGATCTAGGATCTATAGGACTTGCGCCTCGATTATAGAATACTCTGTGAGTTGTTGGCCAAGGTTGATCTGGAAGTACCGTTTTGTCAGCATAATTGCCTGTATAAAGTTCAAAATAGAAGTGGTTGTTCCAATCATGCGCTGAAGTGTAATTTTCCATACCACCAGTTGGAGAGAACTTTTCCATTACAAATCTGGTGTTTCCGGCCGACTGTACAACAATAATACCAGCGTCAATTACTTCGGCCAGTGCGGCATTGTATGCGTCAGTTGGATAAAGAAGCCCGTCTGGCTTGCCAGTGCCTTGATGCGGCACTAGATCTGGTCCCATTATTAGTCCCATGTTTTCGTAGTATACTCCTTTGGCATTGGCTGCTGGATGCTTGTCGTGGTTCCATCCTGGACAAACCGTGCCGCGCCAACCAACATGGGTAATATAATGTCTCCAGTCTGCTCCAATCTCGTATTTTTCTTGCCACCAGTTAAAGTCTAAACGAAAATCCCAACTCATATTCATCACAGTTGGTCGGTTGTCTGTTTTGGCCTTGTGCCAATTAATTAATGCTTCAAACGAATCTAACGGGTCGTTTACACTGGTACTGGAGTAATCGCCATATGATAACGAGTAAATGCGAGCTTGTTTGGCCCAACCATATGTTCTGCCCGCAGCCACGCTGGCCACAAAAGTTCCATGTCCCTTATCGTCGTTATTTGGATACTGAGAGTCGGTGTAGCCAGAGTAATAGTCTGACCACTTAATGCTTTGAAATCTACTTATAGGTGGAGTTGTACCAGTTGGAACTGCTCCAACATACCACCATTCAGGATGATCGGGCATTATACCTTTATCGGATATAACAATATCAACCCCTTCACCGGTTAGACTATATTTGTATTTTTCTTCAGTGAACGCGGTAGTTTTGTAAGCATTGGTAGGCATTGAGTGTCGAATCAGCCCCCAATTTACATTATCGTCATTGCTTATACTTCTTATAGCAAACGAGTTGTCTTGTGTGACTGCATTGTCAACAATCTTAACAAAAGGCAAATTCTTAACCGGCTGCTCCACTGCTAGAACTCTTGGGTCTTTTCTTAATGTTGTTGCTTCAGCATCAGATAGTGCATATTCACAAAGACGAATATATGCGCTACGATTGTTAACAATGTCAACTCGACGTGCAGGTACAAAGCCATCATCTGGTGATGCATTTTCAATTTCATTCCAGAAGGCATCATAGTCAACGCCCGAGTTAAGTGCGACAATATATGTCTTTGTGTCTGACATTAACGTACTCCAACTGTTGCTTCGACTTTGCCGATGCCTTCTCCGCTGAAGTTTCCTAAGCTACGTCCAATGATACTCCAGGCTGGAGCATCAATTGAAGCTGACTGTGCAATACCTGGTACATCACTGGCAACCAATCTGTCGCCACGATTTACTGTACCTTTTACTTTTACTGGAATACGTCCAGCCACAGCAATTGGCATTGCATTTTTATCATGCTTGCGACGAGCATTCATCAAGTAAGCTGGTCTTGATGAAACAATACCAAATACATTTTGATCTGCAAAGCTTGTTGTTTGTGTTACTTCTGCTTCGCCGCCCAAGGATACAACAGTACCTGGTTCATATGTGGCATCACCAACATAAATCTCAGCAACGTCAGCAAATTCAGCTTCCATTGAAATACCACGTAGCTTAAATGCATTTGGATTGAATAATTGTGTGTCGTTGCCAGTTGTATTCATGTTAATACCTTTGCCAATTACACTAAATCCTGGAATTGCATGAGAGGCAGCAATTGTAAATTCTGCGTCAACACTAATAATTGCAACACATA